CGTTATACAGTAATGTGTCTGATTCCGATATTAAAGGAACACAGATAACGACTGCATACAAGAGGCGAAAAGGTCCCCTTAATTATGGGGGGATCGAATTGCCGAAGTTTAGCTTACCTAACTTAAGACAGTTAGGTAATATTGGTGACCTATTATTACTTAATGGGTAACCTAGACCTACAGCTACTTATATATCTGCTTGCACTCTCGTGTAAGAATTTCAGGTATTAGTTCGTAGGGTTCGATTGCAAAACGGAGACTCAGATTATTACTCGGCCTAAATTTGGCGGAGGTCTGTTGACTCTCATCTTACATTAAACACCTAGCTAACCATGGCACTACCAACATCTATCACACTTAACGTTGGAAATCCAGCTGCGGATCGAATCTTTGAATCGACTCCGAATGCTGGTAAGTCGGCGTTTTATTACGCCGCCTCCCCTAACAATGACCTTGCTGGTCGCCCTTCGCTCGAAATCGAGCATAAGGACATCGGCAACGGCCTTGTTTCGTCGAAAGTCCAGTTCAAGCATCCTGTTTTGGATACTGACTCTGGAGAATACAAGACGTTCGTACAAACTACGACGACTTGTGTCCGGCCTGGAACGGCCGATCTCGACTTGGTTGACGAAATTCTTGAAGAAATTCAAGAAGTCCTCGCAGTCACCGATTTCCGTTCGGACATCGGTGAGCGGAGCTACTAGTCGAAAGACTAGGGTACACTATCTATCACGAAGATGGATAATATACCGCTCCTGGCATTGCATCCGGTCGAAAGACCGATTGCCGTGTCTATAAGCGAAGTCGCCCCGGTTCACACCGAGGCGATCGTTAACCTACCATTTGCTGGTAACTACGCCGAAGTGCATGCTGAATGTTTTCAGTATGTCCTTGACCAACCTGTGCCCTTTGGGTCAGTGTTGGTGGCGGTCGTTATCCTTGTCAAATGGCTACAGGGAAAGGGCCTCTTAAAGAGGTCCTCTAAGGATTAGAAAGCTGATTGGCTTCTAATCACCACGTTTAAGTGTGTGTATGATGTTGTTTATCGCCGTGGCGTAGGAGGAATATCCAAATGAATGGAACACCTGAAACGCCTAGAAGCATTGATGCTTCTGCTAACAACAAATACCAAACTCCAGAAATTCGTAACCGAGAAGGATCGGAAGATCCTGATTCGGAGAGTCAATGGAGAAGGTATAACCTTCTTATCGAAGGTGCTACCGCGTCTGGACAAGTTTCTTTTGATGACCTTGCGGTCTTCGTCAGTTTCTTGTCAGAGTGGTCAAACCTGTCAAGCCAGCCAAGTCCGAGAGAATATCTCAGGCTTAGGATGGCGGAAACAGAATGCCCACAGATCCTCGGGTTCTACTCGAGGATTGACGCAATTGGGAGACGAGTCTCCTGGTAGTGCTGTTCTTGGTTTCAAAAACCAAGCCGGCTGTGCCTACCCACGCTTCTTATTGAGGGCTTGGGCAGCTATCCTTAATCAGGATGGTAGCTTGAGACCAATCAATGAGATTGATGTGGAGGCGGTTGCTTGTATAAGACAGATTAGTAATCTGTTTTACAAGCTCGAGATGCCGTATACTAGTGAACAGGAAGATGCGACCGTCCAAGCCTTTTTATCGGCTGAAGACGATGTTGCCTTGATCGACCTAACTTCCGGGGCTATGGAGCCCCTGCTCAACAGAGCGGGGAAGTTGGTCCGACGACTACTCAGTCAGTCGGATCCGAGGAAGATACTTCCGAAGCACGGTTCTGGTTCGTCAGCTTGTGGGGTAAAGCCCCATGAGCGTTACTCATCGTTTCGGTTTATTCCGCGGTTAAATGCGGAGTTTCCTTATGATAAGTACTTCTTCTACAATAGTACGCATATCTGTGATAACATGGATATGCTGCTTGATGCAGAATTTGATGAACCAGCAGCAAAGGTAGTGTTTGTCCCAAAGGATTCACGCGGTCCACGCCTAATTAGCGAGGAACCGAGAGAATTCATGTATATACAGCAAGGCCTTATGGCTTTAATGTATGATACGGTTAAACACCTACCAGCAGTAGCGGGTCAGATCGATTTTACAGATCAGACTCGAAACCAAGAAATGGCCAAGTCCTCATCAATTGATGGGAAACTTGCTACTCTTGACCTAAAAGAAGCATCGGACCGAGTGTCCTGGAAGTTAGTTGCTAAACTATTTCCGGAACCCTGGGTTCGCGCCTTGAGTGCCTCACGGTCTCAAGGTACGGTGCTTCCCGACGGACGTTATGTCCGCTTGGACAAATTTGCTCCTATGGGATCAGCTTGCTGTTTCCCTGTAGAAGCCATTTGTTTTTGGGCTATTGCTCTCGCCGCAATGGGTATTGATGATAGCTATATTAATAGACTATTTAACAATACTCTCACCGAGAAGGATATTAGCATATCCGTCTTTGGTGACGACATTATTGTGCCTACGGAATTCGTTCCGAAGGTGATCAGGGCGCTTGAATCAGTTGGTTTGATTATCAACCGAGACAAGTCCTTCTGGGAGGGATTCTTTAGAGAATCCTGTGGCGGTGACTATTTTAATGGTCACAATGTCACACCCATTAGGTGTAAAGCACTTCCTGACAATGATGCACGGGCTCGACATCGTACTTGTGAATTGTTTAACAATTTAATTCGCAAATATGAATACGAGCATGTTGGTTTGGCTTTACAACTCCTTTTTGAGGAGTGGTATGGGCCTGTTCCGGTATCATCTCGATATAGGAACAGCCCAGATAAGGAAAAGACCCAAAGGGGACTTTATCTTATAGGGCCTTATACTGACGTGCCGACAGCATACAAGAGACGTAGATGTAACAATAAACAAGTTACAGTCTATAGAATCCCTTGTATACTAAGCTGGGATATTACTATCCCTGCTGACAGCTGGAGCCATGTCTTGAGAAAAGCCTCTAAAAGGCTACATCTCAATCCGGTGACCCGTGCTGCGCTACCTAAGCGCTGTCGTATCAAGTATAGGTGGACTGAATTGTAGGTATTCAATTCAGAGAAGACCATGTCTTCTTGAGGAGCTCCCGCTGGGGCAGCTCCT